CTCGCGGGGAAGTGTTCCGTGTCAGCGACGAAGTTCTCGTCGCTCACCCAGACCTCGTACAGGTAGCGCGGGCCTTCGGTCGGCGCGATCTGCGCGGTCGTCTCGATCACCTTGGTCGTCGTCTTCGTGATCATGATGGTCTCCTGTAGGTTAGGGGGTGGGGGGCCGAAGCCCCCCGGGTGAATCAGGCCGTGACGAGAACCTTGCAAGCCCAAACAACGAAGTCGTGCAAGTCCTGCGACGTTTCCTCCGTGTAGGCAACGATCCCGCAATCGGTCGCCGCCTGCTTGAAAGCCGAGATCGGCTCAACGCCGTCGTCCATCAAAGCGATGCCGTAGTTGAAGGCGGCGACGTACTTGCGGGTCTTCTCGATCTTGTTCATGGTCTCGGTGGTCATCGTGGTCTCCGTCCACTTGGGACGTCAGAAATCTACGATGCCCTACAGTACGCCACAAGCCCCCCTCCCATTTTTTTTCATTTCCCATCGGAAACCCCCGTTTTCCCCGGGAAAACACGCGGTTCGGATCCCGACTTCCTACACCGCTTCGTCCCAAGAATCCGAGGCCGACGACGCGTCCGACCCTGAACTAGCGTCGGAACGGGTTCGCCGTAGGATGTGCGCGCCTTCGACTCTGGTCGGTCGATGGTCTCCGACGACGGCGGGGGACGGCGCAAGCCGAATCCCGCCCGAGTCACCGGAGCGCGCGTGGGGCGCAAGACCGAAACAGACAACCTGTCTCACGGCAGGGGAGCGACGCGGCGACGATTCCCCACGATCGTCGGCGCGTCGTTTCGTTTTCCGTGAGCGCGGCGTTCGCCCTCGACCGCGTGTCAACTCAAGGCGACAAGACCTCGCGGCGGGAAACTCCGCGCGGCAAGCGTCCCCGAGTAGAAACGGGGGGAAGGCGACTCACGGTCGCCGATCGCGTCGGACGCTCACAGAAGGCGACGCGGGGGCCAGCCACTCGGAACCTCATCCGCATACGATGGGGGGAAGGGGGGCCTCTGAGATGGAACCCCACGCCGCCGACGTCGAATCTCGTCAACGTTACTACGCGTCAACGTTGCGGCGGTGCGCGATCTGTTCGGACACTTCGGTAGAAGCGGAGTCCACGGGGGAACGCAAGCGCGAAGCGCGAAGCGTGACCTCGTCGGAACCGAGTAGGCTACAGACCATGACCAACCCCGACCGTTACACGCTCCATGTCGGCGACTCCCTCGCGGTGCTGCCGACGCTTCCCGCTGACTCCGTCGACGCGATCGTGACCGACCCTCCTTACGGTCTGTCCTTCATGGGGAAGGACTGGGATCACGGCGTGCCGGGCGTCGCCTTTTGGGTCGAGGCTCTCCGCGTCGCGAAACCCGGCGCGCATCTTCTCGCGTTCAGCGGGTCGCGCACCTACCACCGCCTAGCGTCGGCGATCGAGGATGCCGGGTGGGAGATCCGCGATCAGATCATGTGGGTCTACGGGTCAGGGTTCCCGAAGTCACTCGACGTATCCAAGGCGATCGACAAACAGGACGCGCGGGACGAACAACTTGAACGCCGCTACAGGTTCACCGCGTGGGTGCGTTCGACGGGGGTGACGCCGCGCGAGATCAGCGAAGCGACCGAAACCGACATGGGTCATCACTACTCGACGCATCCCACACAGCCCCTGATCATGACGCGCAAACACCTCGAACAGTGTCGGCATCTTCTCGGTGACGTTCCCGAGTGGGTCGAGCGGGAGTGCGATATACGCTCGATCGAGTCGAGGAACTTCGCATCGCGCGAGGTCGTCGACGCGCGGATGATGACGGACGGGACAAAGGCGAAAGTCGGCTTCGCGGGTTCAGCGCACTCGCCGGACTACGACGGCACGATGAGGCTAGTGAACATCACCGCCCCCGCGAGCGAGGAGGCGAAGCGTTGGAACGGGTGGGGAACCGCGCTCAAGCCCGCGCACGAACCGATCGTCGTCGCGCGTAAGCCGCTCGCCGGAACCGTCGCCGAGAACGTACTGAAGTACGGAACGGGCGGGATCAACGTGGATGGGTGCAGGGTTGGGACGGATGGCGGGACAACCAAGGCCAACATTCGCAAAGGCGAAACTAACGGCGAACGGGCAGGAATGAGTTTTCGTGAAGACATCTCGTTCCGTTGCGACATCGCAACCATCAACGCAGGCCGCTGGCCCGCGAACTTCATCCACGATGGCAGCGACGAGGCGACCGACGGACTCGGCATCGCCGCCCGCTTCTTCTACTGCGCGAAAGCGAGCAAGGCCGACCGCGACGAGGGGTGCGAGGGCAACCACCATCCAACCGTGAAGCCCACCGACCTCATGCGTTACCTATGCCGCCTCGTCACGCCTCCCGGAGGTCTCGTCCTCGACCCGTTCACGGGAAGCGGTTCGACGGGCAAGGCCGCACTCCTCGAAGGTTTCCGATTCGTCGGCGTCGAACTCTCCGAGGACTATGCGGCGATCGCGCGGGCGCGCCTCGATGCCGCCTGCGCGAAATCATCGGAGCATCTGTTCGGAGTCGCCGAGTGAAGTCCGAGGAATGTTCGGAGCGCGACATACAGCGCGCCGTCATGGAGTGGGCATCCGTCGCGCTCCCGCGATGCGTCCGCGTCCAGTCGGGCAACTTCCGCGCGCGTGGCTCGATCGTTCACGGCGCACAGGCGGGGACGCCTGATCTCCTCGGCTTCTGCGAACACGGACGGATCGTCGCGTTCGAGGTGAAGCGCGAAGGCGCGAAGATGACGACCGAACAGGAGAACTGGATCGCGACCGTGGTACGTCACGGGGGGATCGCGGGAGTGGTACGATCCGTCGAAGACGCCGCGCGCGTTCTGTCCGATGGATGCGAGCGGCACGGATAGCGGCGACGATAAAGCGCGCACCCGTAACGTACTAAACGCATCGAGGTGGAATCTCGCTCCGTCGCGCATGATGCGGGCATGGCAGGGCGACCCACCATCAAGACGCCGGAACTCGTCGAGGCGATCCTCGCGGAACTCCGCAAGGGTTTGCCGCGTCGAACCGCTGCCGCGTTGCACGTTCACCCCGACACGTTCTATGCGTGGCTCAATGAAGACCCGGTATTTTCCGACGCGGTTACAAAGGCCGAGGCGGAGGCCGAAGCCGAAGCCGTCGCCGCGCTTCGCTCGAACATGACCGCCGATCGGAACTCGCAGACCGCGTGGCAGTCCGCCGCATGGTGGCTCGAACGTCGGCGACCCGACGACTACAAACAACAAACCGCGCAGAACGTCACGGGCGAACTCCGCGTCGGCCTCGCCGATCTCGTGCGCGAAGCCCGCAAGGCGAAGACCGCCGCACGCGACGCGGTCGAGAACCCGAACCCCGAACCGCCCACGGGCGAGGTCTGATTCATGGCAACAACCTATGGCGATCACGTCACGTTCGCGTCCGAGACCTTCACGGGAAATCTCACGAACGTCCTCACGCCCGCGAGCGGGAAGCGGCTCGTCATCACGGGATGGTCTCTCACGCTCTCCGGCAATACCGCCGCGTGTCAGATGACGATCGTCCTCGGCTCAAACTCGCACGCCGCCGCGAAGTTCCCGATCGCCGGGACGACGGGCGGGTCGCCTCTCCTGAACTGGACGGTTACGGGAGTCCGCATCAACGGTGCAGCGGACGAGGTGCTGAAGATCAACGGCGGCGCGACGGCGGGCGTCCTCGATGGCGTCATCTTCGTTTCGCAGATCTGACCGATGGCGACGGGAGCCGAAACCATCAACGTGTACGGCGATCACGCCTGCGTCGAGGCGTACACGTTCGGCGCGGACACGCTCGTGCCGTTGTACGGCTCCGACGCCTCGGCGATCATCGTCTCCGGCTTCTCGATCACGATCTCCGATTCGACCGCCGATGCGTGTCCCGTTTCGATCGCGACCGCTGAAGGCGTGCCGATCATGAAGACGATCCTCCCACTCGGTAAGTTGACGGCGGGCGGGTTCCCGAACGTGTGGACGGTGACGGGACTCCACATCTCCGTTCCCGACGGCGACGGCTTGTCGATCTACGGCGGCGCGTCGGGCGCGGTTCTGAATGCCGTCGTGTTCTGCGAGGAGTTGCCGTGAGCGGTTACGCCGACGCGGTTCAACGCTCACAGGCGCGGGTCGTCCTCGACGCGTGCGCGGTGGATTCGGCGTTCTTCGCGCGCTCCGTCCTCGGATGGCAACCGTGGAGCCGTCAGCGCGAGATCCTCGAATCCGCGCGGACGAACCGCCGGACGCTCGTCATGTCGGGCCACGGGATCGGGAAGACGCGAACGCTCGCCTCGCTCATCTGCGAGACGATGGTGACGGAGCCGGACTGCCGGATCGTTTGCATGGCTTCGACCTATCGGCAAGTCCACGATGCGCTATGGGGTGAGGTGCAGAAACTCCACCGCGAGGCGCGGCTTCCCCTCGGAGGTCGGATCGGCGAGACCGAGTGGACAACGCACGACGGCTCGCGCGCTTCGATCGTCGCCGTGGCGGAGGCCGTGTTGCTGCTGTTTGAAACGAGCAGGGCAACGTCTGCGCCGCTC